TCAACATCAAACGCTTTAGATAAAGGTGGTAGAAATTTTAAAAAATTATATGATGACTCAGACGTTACAAAAAGAAATGCCAATGGACAAACTCGTTCAGGACTCTATTCTTTGTTCATTCCTATGGAATGGAATTACGAGGGATACATTGATTCTTATGGCTACCCTGTCTTCGAAACTCCATCAGAAAAAGTGTATGGACCTCATGGAACACCAATCACAATTGGGGTTATTGAATACTGGGAAAATGAGGTAGAAGGTCTTAAAGAAGACCAAGATGGATTAAATGAATTTTATAGACAATTTCCTCGCACAACTAAGCACGCGTTTAGAGACGAGTCTAAAATGTCTTTATTTAACTTAACTAAGATTTATCAACAAATAGATTACAACGAAGAAGCAACAGCCGCTTCTGTAGTTACAAAAGGTAATTTTCAATGGGAAAGAGGTGTTAAAGACACTAGAGTTATATTTTCACCTAATAAACAAGGTAGGTTTTATATAACATGGACTCCTCCTGTTAATTTACAAAATAGATTTATAATTAAAAATGGTATTAAATATCCAGGTAATGAGCATATGGGTGCTTTTGGTTGTGATAGTTATGATATATCAGGAACAGTAGACGGTAGAGGTTCTAATGGATCTTTACATGGTTTAACTAAGTTCAGTATGGAAAATGCCCCTGCTGATCATTTTTTCTTAGAGTACATCGCTCGTCCGCAAACTGCTGAAATATTTTTTGAAGATGTGTTAATGGCTTGCGTTTTTTATGGTATGCCAATACTAGCAGAAAATAATAAACCTAGATTATTGTATCATTTTAGAAGAAGAGGTTATAGAGGATTTAGCATTAATAGGCCTGATAAGCTTTATGGTAAATTATCAATAACAGAAAGAGAGATTGGTGGAATACCTAACTCTAGTCAAGATATAATACAAGCACACGCTGCTGCTATCGAGACATACATTGAAAATGCTGTAGGATTTGATGGAGAAAATTATGGGGATGTTTATTTTCAAAGAACACTAGAAGATTGGGCTCAGTTTGATATAACAAGGAGAACAAAGTTTGATGCATCTATTAGTTCAGGACTTGCTATAATGGCTTGTAACAAAAGTAGATACGCCCCAGTTAATAGAATAAAGAAACAGCCAGTAGATATTGGTATAAAAAAATATGATAATAAAGGTTTATTATCTAAAATAATCAAGTAAATGAATACATACGCAAATCCAAATAGTGCCTTTCCAAGCCAAACTGTGCCAGACGCTGAAAAATCTTCGTTAGAATACGGAACACAGGTAGCACAAGCTATTGAAAGCGAATGGTGGAGACAAGGTGGTAACGGAACTAGATTTGCTACTACTTATAATAGATTCCATAGCTTAAGATTATACGCAAGAGGAGAACAACCAGTTCAAAAATATAAAGATGAATTAGCTATTAATGGCGATATGTCTTATTTAAATTTAGACTGGAAACCAGTACCTGTTGTATCTAAGTTTGTAGACATAGTTGCAAACGGCATGAATAATAAGCTTTATGAAATTAAAGCATTTGCTCAAGATCCAGTATCACTAAAGAAAAGAACTGATTATGCTAACGCTATATTACAAGATATGTTAGCAAAACCTTATTTAAACAATCTACAAAAAACTTTAGGTATAAACGATTACCAAACAGATCCAGATAAATTGCCTGAATCAGAAGATGAATTAGATTTACACATGCAGCTTAGTTACAAACAATCAATTGAAATAGCTGAGGAAGAGGTAATTAACACTACATTGAAGAAAAACAGATTTGATAATATAAAGAAAAGATTTAACTATGATCTTGTAACTATAGGTATTGGAGCTGCAAAAACAAATTGGAATAAAGCTAACGGAATTACATTACACTATGTAGATCCTTCGGATTTAATATATTCTTATACAGAAGATCCAAATTTTGAAGATATATATTACGTAGGTGAAGTTAAAAATTTAACTATACCAGAAATAGCAAAGCAATTTCCTCAATTAACTCAAGAAGAACTAAAAAAGATACAGCAAACTAGAGGTTATCAAAGAGAACAATTATACGGTTGGAATGGTTATGATCAAAATACTGTGCAAGTTTTATTTTTTGAATACAAAACTTATAACGAACAGGTATTTAAAATAAAAGAAACAGAGCAAGGTTTAGAAAAAGCATTAGAAAAGCCAGACACGTTTAATCCTCCTAAAAACGATAGCTTTAGTAGAGTAAGTAGAAAAATAGAAGTACTTTATAAAGGTGTAAAAATACTAGGTAACAATCAACTTATAGAATGGAGACTAGCAGAGAATATGACAAGACCTTTTTCTGATACTACTAAAGTTGAAATGAGTTATACTATATGTGCGCCAAGAATGTACAAAGGTAAAATAGAATCATTAGTTAGTAAAATAACAGGTTTTGCAGATATGATTCAATTAACTCATTTAAAGCTACAGCAAGTTATGTCTAGAATAGTGCCAGACGGTGTGTTCTTAGATATGGATGGTTTAGCAGAAGTTGATTTAGGTAATGGTACAAATTACAACCCAGCAGAAGCGCTTAACATGTATTTCCAAACTGGTAGTATTGTTGGTAGATCGCTTACTCAAGAAGGTCAAATGAACGCAGGTAAAGTTCCTATACAAGAACTAGCAACTTCTAGTGGTCAAGCAAAAATAGGTAGTTTAATACAAACTTATCAGTATTACTTACAAATGATACGTGATGTAACCGGGCTTAACGAAGCTAGAGACGGTAGTGCTCCAGAAAAAGATACTTTAGTTGGTTTACAAAAAATGGCAGTCAATGCTTCTAATACAGCTACAAGACATTTAATGCAAGGTAGTTTATGGTTAACACTTAGAACGTGTGAAAATATTTCTTTAAAAATAGCTGATTCACTAAACTTTCCACTTACTTTAAACTCATTAAAAAATTCTATATCTACGTACAATGCAGCTACGCTATCAGAAATACAAAATTTAAATTTACACGATTTTGGTATATTTTTAGAACTTGAGCCTGAGGAAGAAGAAAAAATGCAACTAGAACAAAACGTTCAAATGGCGTTACAACAAGGCGGTATTGATTTAGAAGATGCTATTGATATACGCCAAATTAAAAACTTAAAACTAGCTAATGATGTTTTAAAGCAAAAACGTAAGAAAAAAGCTAAACAAGATCAAGCAAATCAACAAGCTATGATTAAGTCACAAGCTGATGCTAACGCAGAAGCTTCTGAAAGAGCCGCTCAAGCAGAGATGCAAAAAGCTCAAGCTTTAGCTCAAACTGAGGTACAAATAGAACAATCAAAAAATCAAAACGAAATCCAAAGAATGCAAACAGCTTGGCAAATAAAGCAGCAGGAAATGGAAATACAGCATCAATACGATATGCAGCTTAAACAAGCTGAACTAAATGCTATGAAAGAAAAAGAAGCTTTAATAGAAAATCGTAAAGATCAAAGAATCAAAATGGAAGGTACTCAACAAAGTCAAATGATTGAGCAAAGAAATAATAATTTACTACCTACTAATTTTGAACAATCAGAACCGGAGACTTTGTCACCAGTTATTAATTAATTTTATATTATCATATTATGTCAGAAACAAAAGAAACAAAGCCTGAGGTGACTCAACCAGTTGCTTCAGAAGGCGGGGAAATGAAAATGAAATCAAAACCTAAGCCAAAAAAATTTAAAGCTACAAAAGAAGAGCCAGTTAAAATTGATCTTTCAAAAGTAGATACTTCATTAGAGGCTAACGCTAAAGTTGAAGCACCTATTAAAGTAGATTTAACACAGAAAAAAGAAGAAACAGATGCCATTCAAATCGGAGAAACAGAGACGGTGGATGTGGGCGAACAAGCCGGAGATGGCAAAATCGTGGACATTGGAGGAACAACAACCGTTGAAAAGCCCAGCTCGCCTATTGAAGAAGTTACCGAGGTGGAAAAAAAGCAAGTACAAGAACCAGTAGCACAACCTAAACAAGTGCAGTTACCTGAAAACATAGAAAAGTTAATTGACTTTATGAAAGATACAGGTGGCACAGTTCAAGACTACGCTAGATTAAATGCAGATTATTCAAATGTTAATGAAGATGCATTATTAAAAGAATATTACAAAAAAGCTAAACCACATTTAGACGCAGAAGAGGTTAATTTTGTGTTAGAAGAAGCGTTTAGTTTTGATACAGATATTGATGAAGAGCGAGACATCAAAAAGAAAAAACTCGCTAAGAAGGAAGCTGTTGTAGAAGCACGTGAATTTTTAGAAGACTTGAAAAAAGAATATTACGACGAGATCAAGATGAGACCGGGCGTAAATCAAGAACAACAAAAAGCCATGGATTTTTTCAACCGTTACAACGACGAACAACAATTAGCTACGCAAAAGCATGAGCAATTTATTGACAACACTAAACAGTTTTTTACTGATGATTTCAAAGGTTTTGATTTCGAAGTTGGTGAAAAAAGATTTAGATACGGTGTCAAAGATCCAAATGCGGTTGCAGAAAATCAGTCAAATTTAAATAACTTTGTCGGGAAGTTCCTAGACACAGAAGGTAATGTTAAAGATACGAAAGGTTATCATAAAGCTATGTACGCTGCTCAAAATATAGACAAAATAGTAAATCATTTTTACGAGCAAGGGAAAACAGATGGTATTAAAAATGTAGTTGAAGGATCTAAAAATCCATCAGCAGCAGTGCGTCAAGAAGGCACACAAGACATATTTATCGGTGGACTTAAAGTTCGAGCTATAGACGGGGTAAGTAGTTCAAAACTGAAAATTAAAAAAAGTAAATTTAACAATTAAAAACTAAAAAAAAATGGGTGTATTAAGTCCTCAATTGGGAAGTATAGTACCTTCATCCGTACAAGCAACTTTAACAAGTAACTACTTGAACTTTGCTAACGGAGGTGGAAACGACTTCGCACAACAATATCTACCAGAAATATATGAAGCAGAGGTAGAGCGTTATGGAAACAGAACGTTAGCTGGCTTCTTAAGAATGGTTGGCGCTGAAATGCCAATGATGTCTGACCAAGTTGTTTGGTCTGAGCAAAACAGATTACACATTTCTTACGAAGGTGTATCTTGTTCTGCTGTAGGTGCAAACGGTGGTAATAGATTAACTCTTCCTGTAACAGCTGGAGCAAATACAAATGTAAGAAACGTAATATTTCAAAACATGACAGTTGTAATTATGGATCCTGCAAATCCTGCTTTTACAGTAAAAGCTATTGTTACTCAATCAGGAGCTAACGGTGCAATTGGAGCTGGTCTTGTAGATGTAATTCCTTACACTAGAGCTGCTGTTAACGCTGGAGCTGCTGCAACTCCTGCATCACTTAAAGTGTTTGTATATGGTTCTGAATATGAAAAAGGATCTACATTAGCTACAGCTTCTGGACAATCTATAGAGCCTCAATTATCAGTATTTTCTAACAAACCAATCATTATCAGAAACAGATACGCTGTAAGTGGATCTGATACTGCACAAATCGGTTGGGTTGAAGTAGCTGCTGAAGATGGAACTTCTGGGTACTTATGGTATTTAAAAGCTGAAGGTGAAACTAGATTACGTTTCGAAGATTATTTAGAAATGGCAATGATTGAAGGTGAATTAGCTAGCGCTGCGCAAGCAACTGCTATAGCTGGTTCTGCATTACTTGCGTTCCCTACTGCTGCTGCTGCACCAGCTGGAACTATAGGTACTGAAGGTTTATTTGCTGCTATTAACAATGGTGGTAATGTACTTTCTGGTTATGCTGGATCATTACAAGACTTTGATGCTGTACTAGAGAATTTGGATTCTCAAGGAGCTATTGAAGAAAACATGCTTTTCTTAGATAGAAAAACTGAGTTATTATTTGATAACATGTTAGCACAACAAAACTCTTACGGAGCTGGAGGTACATCTTACGGTGTATTTGAAAACTCTGAAGATATGGCGCTTAACTTAGGTTTCTCTGGATTTAGAAGAGGTTCTTATGATTTCTATAAGACTTCATGGAAATACTTAAACGACGCTTCAACAAGAGGTGGTTCTGCTGGATTTGTTAATGGTGACAACATTGATGGTGTATTAGTTCCTGCTGGAACTTCTACAGTATACGATCAGTTACTTGGAACAAACATCAGACGTCCTTTCTTACACGTAAGATATAGAGCTTCACAAGCAGACGACAGAAGAATGAAATCATGGCTAACTGGTTCAGTTGGTGGTGCTTCTACTTCTACATTAGATGCAATGGAAGTAAACTTCTTATCTGAAAGATGTTTATGTGTACAAGCTAGAAATAATTTCGTATTATTTACAGCTTAATATTTATTGTAATATTTACCCTCGTAAAAACTACGGGGGTAATTATTACTCTTATATTTTATAAACTATTTAATTATATTATATCATGTCAAAAACAAAAGAAACAATACCTCACCCAGAAGATGGTTGGGAAGTAAAAGATAGAACATATTTTTTATTAGGCGATAGAGAACCTCTAACGTTTACATTAAAATCAAGACACACAGAAAAATATCCATTATTGTATTTTGATTTAATAAAAAAAGAACAAAGAGCTATTAGATATGCAACTAATCAAGCTTCACCATTTGAAGATGATCAAAAAGGAGAAGCAACACTTAAGCATATTGTATTTAAAGATGGCACTTTAATTGTTCCAAAAGAACATCAAAGCTTACAAAAGCTTTTATCATTATATCATCCAGATAGAAATAAAAGATTTGCTGAATTACAACCTCAAGCAATTGCACAAGATGAATTGATTGATTTAGAATTAGAAATATTAGCTTTAAATGCTGCAAGAGACATGGAAGTAGAGCAATCAGAAGCTATATTAAGAGTAGAAATGGGATCAGGCGTTTCTGAATTATCTTCTAAAGAATTAAGAAGAGATTTATTAATGTTTGCTAAAAGAAACCCTAAGCTATTTATTGAATTAGCCAAAGACGATAATGTTATGTTAAGAAACTTTGGTATAAAAGCAACTGAACAAGGAATAATAAGTCTTTCACAAGACCAAAGAACATTCCAGTTTGGTAAAAATAAACGTAAACTATTTACAATACCATTTGATGAAAACCCTTACTCAGCATTAGCTGCTTGGTTTAAAACAGATGAAGGAGTAGAAGTTTATAAGACTATAGAGAAAAAACTCTACTAAACCTGTAATACTAATATAGGGTCCGTTTACTCGGGCCCAATATTATAATAAAAATATTCAAATGGCAATAAACGTAAACGCTGTATATAAAACAGTATTATTAATACTTAACCAACAACAGAGAGGATATATGACTCCTGATGAGTTCAACAAAGTTGCGACTCAGGTTCAGTTGAATATATTTGAAAAATACGAAGACGATTTAAATCAGATGTATCGTGTGCCGCAAAATGACACTGAGTACGCTAACCGCGTAAAAAACATTGAAGAAAACTTACAATTCTTCCAAAGAACAGGCACCACAGCTGGTGCAAATCCTTTTACATTAGTGCCTACTGATATATATAGACTAGGCACTGTAATGTATAAAAGCGTAGAGCTAACTCAATATGCTCAAAGAAATGAATTAATGCAAATTCTAAAATCTCCTTTAACGCAACCAACAACTACTTTTCCTATTTATTTATACGAGAACAATCAACTATTTGTTTACCCTACAAGTATAACAACTCCAAGTGATGTTACTTTTTCGTATTTAAAAACACCTGCAGACGTTGTGTGGGGTTATTCAATTGGAGCACTAGGACAATTTTTGTACGCATCAGGTACGTCAACTAATTTTGAATTAAATATTTCAGAACAAACAAATGTTATAACTAGAATATTAGCTTATGCTGGAGTTATAATAAATGATCCTACTATAATACAAGTAGCACAAGCAGAGACACAACAAGAAGAACAAAACTCAAAAATGTAAAACATGGCAAGACCTGACGGTGGATTAATCCAAGAAACAAACTTACAATATTACGCGGGTGCGCAGATTATATATACTTCAGTTGCTGCAACTACTGTTTATACATTTACCTTTAATACACAGTTAAGCTTAGGTAGCTCAACAAGTTGGGCACCAACAGATCCTGATTTTGGTTTAAATAATTTTAGAATATACACAAGTCCTAATGGTATAAATGGTTGGGTAGAATATGTAACAACGTATACGTTAACAAATGGACCAAATGGAAGTGTAATAACTTTAGCTGCTCAAAACATAGGTACTTATGTAAAAGTACAATTAAAAGCAGATGCTGTAGCTAACAACTATGGAGGTTATCAATACACGAGTTTAAATGATATAGTCAATAATTTTATTGTAGGTTATGTTGGTCAAGACAAGCTTATACCTAGAGTTAATAGAACTGATGTTATATTTCATGCAAAACGTGGTTTACAAGAATTTAGTTTTGATACATTAAAAAGCATCAAATCACAAGAGCTTACTGTTCCACCAAGTCTAGGTATTGTCATACCGCAAGATTACGTCAACTACGTTAAGCTATCTTGGGTAGATGGATCTGGGGTTAAGCACACTATATATCCTACACAATTAACTAGCAGTCCATCAAACGCGCCTATACAAGATCAATCAGGTAATATAATACAAGATAATTTTCAAGAAAACATAGATGGTACTTCTGTAACAAATGAAAAATGGCAAGGTAACAATACGGCTAATATAACAGGTTTAGGTTTTGTAAATTCAAACGCTCCTGAAGTTTGGATGTATGATTGGTGGGGAGAAAATGCTTGGGGTGCTGGTGGTTATTATGGCCAAAGATACGGAGGTGATCCAGTTAACATGCAAATGAACGGTTGGTTTAATATAGACGAAGCCAGAGGTACATTTAATTTTTCAAGTGATTTAACAGGTAAATTAATAATATTAGAATATATATCAGATGGACTTGCTTATGATTTAGATACTAAAGTGCCTAAGATGGCAGAAGAAGCAATGTACCAACATTTACTATATAGTATACTATCAACAAGAAGAGACACTGTTCAGATAGCGCCACAATATAAGCAACAACGATATGCTGCTTTGCGTAATGCTAAAATAAGATTATCAAATATAAAATTAGATGAGATCGTTCAAGTTATGAGAGGTAAGTCTAAATGGATTAAACACTAGTACATGGCAGAAATTAAAAACACTTTTCTCAAGCAGAAAATGAATCAAGATATTGACTCTCGATTATTGCCTAACGGTGAATATAGAGAAGCTATAAACTTAATGATTAGTAGATCTGAAGGGTCAACTGTTGGTGAGTTTGAAAATGCTCTTGGTAATACTTCTATACGCAGTTTAAACACAGACAACGCTGTTATAATTGGTCATTATGTAAATGAAACTACTAATAAAGTTTATTTATTTGCTACAAATCATAACGAGGTTAATGGAGTTAGATCTGTTGGCGCTGATCATTTTATATATGAATTAACTTTAGAAGGTTCATTTAATTTAGTTACTTTAGTAACTGGTAATTTTTTAAACTTTAATCAGTCTTTTCCAGTTATAGGTATTAATCTTGTAGAAGATTTATTATTTTTTACAGATAATTTAAATCAACCTAGAAAAATAAACATATCTTTAGCAAACCCTTCTCAATTAACTACTCCTACGCATTACACTAATGAAGACCAAATATCAGTAGCTAAGTACGCTCCATGTGAACCGGTTGTTGTTATGGATAGAGTAAATATAAGATTAACGGTAGCGGCTGTAGGTTTGACAACTAGCATAACTGTAGATACTGTTACTGGTTTAAAAATAGGAGATTTTATTTCTCCATTTGAAACTATTAACCCTGCTGCTTTTCCTGCTCCTTTGTCACAGTGGAATAAAGCTAATAAGATTATAGCTATAACAGGCAATGTTTTAACCTTGTCAGATGGTATGACTGCTCCTAATAGTTTTAAACTAATAGCGCAAAGATCTACCATGACTAATAAAACATCTGTGTTTGACTCTAATGGTGCTCAAGTTACAGCTACAGTTGCAGGAAATAATCCAGTTGCTTTAACCGCTACTTATACTTTTTCAGTTTTAGGCACTAATTTTTCTCCAGACATAATACCAAATCCTGGTGATATAGTTACTGGTACTGGAGTGTCATCAAATACAACTATTATTACCGCTACGGCAACTCAGTCGATTACAAATTCTGATGGTCAAAACTTTGTAACTTGGGTGATAACATTATCTAAGACAACTACTATAGCTAATGGCTCTGGAAATGTTATACGAATAGCTATTAATCCAGATTATGATGCTAGTTGGCAAGGTGATGCTGCTTTTTTAGAAGATAAATTTGTAAGGTTTAGTTATAGGTTTAAATTTGAAGACAACGAATATTCTTTAATGGCGCCATTTAGCCAACCAATGTTTATACCTAAACAATATAGTAAATTTGGAGGTGGTCAAAACCCAGACTTTGTTGATATGGACAATGCTTATAAATCAACAGTAGTTAATTGGTTTGAAAATAATATAGACAACATAGTCTTAAAAGCACCTATGCCTTATAACAATCCGCAGGCTATGCTATCAAGTCTTTTAGTTACAGAAATAGATTTACTGTACAAAGAATCTGATGCTTTGGCAGTTAAAGTTTTAGACACTGTTAAATTTGTTGATTTAGCTAGTAATGCTTTTTCATTAATAACATACGTTGATCCTATACATGGAGACAATGTTAATCAATATTTTTACAATTATAACTACGCCTCTAACAAACCATATAAAACTTTACCAGCAAATCAAACTACTAGAGTTTATGATAAAGTACCTATAAAAGCTTTAGCACAAGAGATGATAGGCAATAGAGTTGTATATGGTAATTACGTGGACAAACATAGCGGCCCTGATTCAATACCTTTTAGCGCGTTAATAAGCGACAAAAGACCTTATAATGATAATTTTATACAATATCCTTACCATAATTTAAAACAAAACAGAACATATCAAGTTGGCTTTGTGTTATCTGATAGATATGGAAGGCAATCAGATGTAATACTTTCTTCTTATGACAGTGTTGATGGTGTTAATGGTTCAACTGTTTTTGCTCCTTATAATACTATTACAGAACAAATAAACAATCCTATAATAGATTGGTTAGGAACTTCACTAAATATAAGAATAGACTCAGCAATAGGTCAAGCAACAACCGGTGGTCAACCTGGAATATGGAACGCTACAACAAATCCACTTGGTTGGTATTCTTACAAAGTAGTTGTAAAACAACAAGAGCAAGAGTATTACAATGTTTATCTTCCTGGTTTTGTAAATGGTTTACCTATAACAGGAACTGACGAAGAAAATAAATCTTCTTTTTCTGTATTATTAAGTGACAATATTAATAAAGTACCTAGAAATTTAAACGAAGTAGGGCCTACTGACACAGAATACAGCAGTAGTGAAATGTTATATATTAGAGTAAATAATCCAAACATAAATAAAAAACTAAATAGACCGTACGGTTATCCAGTAAAAACTTCTGCTTGGAACCAACAATATTATCCTGGCTTTTTAAATCAAGAAGTATTATCAATAGCCACTGTTAAAGATATGGAAATATCAGGAATACCTTTTAAAGCTAACGCTCCTGAAGGTGACTATGGTCAAGTTGGAACTTTAGTTAGTGGTAACAACACTACTCCAGTTTCAATAGGTTCAATTCCATGGGGAACATCACCTGCTTTACAACCTTTTTATAACTCTGATTTAAATCCTTTTGCAATTAAAATAGACACAACAGCTAATGGTAAAGTAGCTTTAGCAACAACAGTTCCTATTGTACCAGGTGGTGTTGGTGCTGATACTAACGCAGAAGATGGAACAGGATCAGGTGGCGTTATCACAATGCAACCTTTTTTAAGTGTAGCAGAAACTAAACCAGTATATTCTTTATTAGAAATATTCTGGGAAACTTCTTTACAAGGAAAAATAAATACATTAAATAGCTTAATAAATTCTCAATACGCTGGTATAACAACAATAAGTAGTAGCGCTGCTACATTTTTAGAAAGCGCAGCTACGGCTACTCAAATTGGTAATTCGCTTACTTTTGCAACAGGTGGCGGTACAACAGTAACAAACGCTAGTCATTTAACCGTTACGTTATTGTCAGCATTTAGACAAAGCGACGTTACTGAAAGTACTGACGTGAAAGCTAATTTTGATTTAGCTTTAAAAAGTGGACAAGCTCAAGCTGTTTATGATTTAGACACTGCAACAACTTTTTTCTATAGTAACACATCTCAAGATAATCCTTCTACTGATGTTTACAATATAACAATTCAAACAGTTTATAATGATGGTAGTGGAGATGCTGGTTTCCCTTATACAGACACGCATAGTTACGTGGCAACGCTAGGTAATGTTGTGCCTTCTTTTACAACTAATCCTATGAATCCTACTGGTATAACAATAGCTAGTACTACAATAAAACAATACGCTGCTGTAAATGGAACTGCTAAAACAAATAACAATACAGATGAATTAGTGTTTACATTGGGAGCAGGTAATCCTTCGTCAGTAACTAATCAATTTACAATGAGTTCTTCTGGACTATTATCTACTAATAGTGCTTTAACCGAAGGAGATACCTGGGTAATTATAATTACGGTTACAGATGTAAATGGTAGTGGTCTTTCTACAAACGCAACTATAACTTTTACAGTAGGTGTTCAACATGTGCCTCAAGCTATATGTAATAACAACACTCTTTCTAGCGTTGCTTCTTGTACACAAAGCTATGAAGCTTTTTTTGGAGCAAGTTCTTCAACAACATCAACAGGTTCTTATGGGACGATAGGTGGTATATTTTATCCAGGAAACGCTATACAGTTTTACAATGTAAGATTACGCTCAGGTGCTAGCAACGCTACAACAGGAGCTTTAACACAAGGTGTTATGGCTTTAACTCCACTTTTGACATCTACTAATGGAGCAAGCGGAGGTAGTTTATCAGTTTACTATACAGTTCAATACAGAGCAAACCCTTCTTCAAGCTGGTCACAAG